CGGGGGACTACTCGGCAGCGACCGACAACTTCCACTCTGATGTCACGGAGGCCGCGATCGAAACGATCGCGTCCAACATGACGGGGAAGCTGTCCTTGCGCCCGGAATACCTCTTGCTCGCCAAGCGATCACTCACGGGATTGAACATCGTGGATGACGTTGTTGGCGATTACAAGATGGTCCGAGGGCAATTGATGGGCTCACTTTTGAGCTTTCCCATTCTCTGCATGGTGAACTTTGCCGTGTGGAGACACAGCGCAGAGCTTTCGTACGGAAATGCCTGTGACGGTTGTGGGAAGGGAGGACGATTTGACAAAGTCCTCATCAACGGTGACGATATCGGTTTTGCTGCAACCCCGGAACACTACGAGCTTTGGAAACGCCTTGTGCCTCAGGTAGGCTTGTCCCCGAGTCTCGGGAAGAACTATTATTCGAGTGAGTTCATCACTCTGAATACCCGTGTATACCGATACGATGAAAATGTCGGTCGTTTGACGGAAGTTCGATTCCTGAATCTCGGGCTGCTGGTGCATGCGAAGGGCGACACCCTTCTCGCGCAGCTAGAGAGCCTGGGCAAGATGCACGATGACTTCGTACATGGGGCAGCTTGGAAGGCTGCGGCGTCTCAGATCTTCATAAGTTCTTGGAAAGATCTGCTCAAGAAGACGTACCGCAACCTTTTCGGTCCACGCGAACATGGTGGCTTGGGCGCCACCCCGGTACAGGGGATGAAAGGATGTGGGTATGAGGGGTACAGTGTGCGTCAATTGATCATCGCACGACTCCTCGAAGAGGGGAAGGTGAAACTTCCACCGCAAGGAATTGCATACAAGTATTCGCAATTCCAGGCCGCGTATCTTGAACGCGTCTTCCCAAACGTGAAAGAATCACGTTTTGAACCCGAAAGCCTTTTCCCGGAGTACCGCTGGGCGAATGTGTCCGAGCTGGTTGGAGAGGCGGCTCAGTCCTTCCGGTCTATGGTCTCGTGGCTCAGTCCGTATTACACGAACGAGCGCGAGAGTTGGTCACTGTGGAACCGTTGTAAACGGTTCGCAGAGAGGCGCAAGTACTACCTCAACCCTATGGGGGTGGAGGAATATTTGTACAAGCCCCTCGAGTACCAACTCTGGCGTCTCGTTCCTGCAGCACAGGCTTGGCTACAGGACTACGACCAGTGGGACGAAGTCTTCGCTTGAAGTGTCACCCGTACCTGGATGGTCGGGTGGTTCATGGGGTTGGCAACAAATGCGCTCTCCCTTTCCTTGCCGGTCCATTGCAGATTAAGTTCTGCTTGTAACCTCACCTTTGATGGTAAGACGATGGAAGGACGAAGAGAGAAGGGAACA